ATCTACGCCTGCTGCGTAGTCCGGGTCGCTGTCGTAGCGATCCTCATCGTAGTCGTCATCATCATAGATGGCATCGTAGCCATCGTCATAGGAATCATACGTCTTGTAGGATTTTTTACTGCTGGAGTAAGAACTGCTGTACGAAGATTTGGAGCTGTAAGAAGTGCTGCTCTTGGTGGAAGATTTGGAAGGGCGATGTACCCAGCAGTAAGCTGAGTCCTTATCCGCTTCTCTCGTGCAGCCGTCCTTGATGCAGGTGTATTTATGTTTTGTGCTGGAGCTGCCGGATGGTCTGGAGCCGCTGCCGGAGACGCTGGAATTGCTCTTAGTAGGTTTATGTACCCAGCAATAGGCAGAGCCCTTAGCCGCCTCTCTGGTGCAGCCACTCTTGATACAGGTATCCTTGGCAGCGAATGCGCCGATACACAAAATGCAGGCAGTCAGCGTAACGAGCACTGCACAAAGAATGCTTTTCCAAATAGTCTTTTTCATGGTAAAGTCCTTTCTGTCATGTACGATATTTTACCGGTGACGTTTTCCGTCAGAAATCATCACCGCCGAAATCATCCGAACCAAAGTCATCCGAACCAAAGTCATCTGAACTAAAGTCATCAGAATCAAGGTCGTCCGAATCGAAGTTGTCCTCATCGTTATCGAACTCATCCATGAGCGCCTTACGGTTTTCCTCTTCTTCCCGGATACGATCCATTGCCAGAGAATAGTGAACATATCCGTCAATGCCCTTACCGTAGACCCCGAAATCCATATCCTTCAGCATAGTAGTTACCTCTTTTCTACTTGGGAAGGGAACCGTTCCCTTCGATACTTCTATTATAAATCATGGCCTGTCCTATAATTTGTACTTTGAACACATGACGCGAAATTATACAATTCTCTGCTTTGATACAAACAAGCGCTCTCTGTAAATTCACCTTAGATGATTGCAGAGAGCGCTTGTTAGATTTACTATCACTGCTTGCCGGGCTGGGCGGCTTTGCGGCTTTCCTTGCGCTGCTAGATGGTAGCTATGCACAGGCAGCGGCTTCGGCGATTGCGGCACTGTTACTGTGCCCATTTGCAGTACCGATGCTGTTATCCTTGGCAGGAAGTGCCTTGATTGTCGCTGCATCGGCAATATTTGCTTGGCTGTTCTGAAAACAGAATATGACGATGAACCGCTGTCGGCTGCGCAGCGGTTTTTCTTTTTTTCAGATAGCATTCAAAAAGTCATAAAGTCGGGATACCTTAATTTATTTTTACCTGTCTTGTCCCTTCGGAACGAACCAACAAGAATTTCTTGTGAGTTGCCTCATAGTCCAGCTCACCGTTTTTGTATATTCCATCGATCCTCACCTTCACCATCAACTTTGAAACCGCCAAGCGTTACCGTGAAGCCAACAAGATGCCCCACCAGTTCCGTCGTGCAGCGTGGACCGACCTGACCATGGAGGTGTATCTGTGATGGTTCTGGAAAGCAGCTCCGTGTTAAACGCAATTCATCTCATACATGAGCAAACAAATAAGGCCCACCGCCAAAATTGACGGCGAGCCTTATTTTATGCTCGCTTTTTAACGATAACTCGCTACAAAAGTCTTATGCTCTCGGATTTTTAATGGCAGCCTGCTTATTGGGTCGTCATCATAGGTATGTACCCAAAAGCGCGTACTGTTTGCATCCTCAAGTATCCTATTGACGGCCCCATCCCCTTTCTTCGCTTTTGTTTTTCCCGGCATGATTTTTTCCGCCGAAATCGAATGGTAATTGTACGTTCCGCGCACATTGCATTGAACAGTGCATGACTCTTGAAATAGATTTAGTTCCCAGATGAATTTCTGTCCATCGATGGAGAAGATTCTCGGCACAAATCTGTCCAGAAATTCCCGGCTGATTTCATCGTTTGGGAACGACTCTTGCCAGCTGAGTGCTTCCTCTACCTTTTCACTATCGGCAGCTCCGTTTTCTTGTTCCTGCTGGTATTCTTCTAAAATATCCTGTCGGTGATCCTGCCAAACGTTTTTGTAGATTTCTCGCGCCATCAATTCGAGCTTCCATGCTTGCACATTGGGGGCGCTGCATTTGGGGGCTACATTCCTCAGCGACCGCTGATAACAGATATATCGAACAAGGCCTTTCTCTGCGCGGAACGCCCGCATTCTGGCTCCGCAGCCACAAAACAGGCGGCAAGCCCATTTGTCGGCGTGTTCGCTCTTTCCATACAAGTAAGCCTGCGTTATATTGCCGTCTTTGTACGACTGCCATGCATGTCTGCGGCGCTGACATTTATCCCATAGTTCCTCTGAAATGATTGGCTCAAAACTGCCTTTCACCAGAATGTAATCCTGTTCGCTGTTCTTGATGCTTTTATGGCTGAGGAAATCATCAATATGCGATTTGTTGTATGTCAAATACCCTTTATAAATCGTATTCTTGGTGATTGAGAGAACCTGACGCGCGCTCCATTGTGGCATTCCGGATTTATTCGGTGCGCCTTCTTGCGTTAGTGTCTGGGCTATCTCGGTGCCATTTATGCCATCAGCATACCAAGCAAAAATTTTTCTGACAGTCTCTGCCTGACTTTCCTGCACCACAAGCGTATGAGCCTTTTTATCACGCTTATATCCAAACGGTGTCGGTCCCGCAACATAGGTGCCTTTTTTCTGTGACGTCTGAATGCCCGCCTTGGTGCGTTCACTCATTTTACGGCTTTCATCTTGCGCAAGGCTTGCCATAATGGTCAGGCGAACTTCTCCATCGCCACGCATCGTCCAGATGTCATCATTGACGAAGTACACTTCAACGCCGTACTGTTTCAGCTCACGGGTCGTAACCAAAGTATCCACCGTGTTTCGGGCAAAACGGGAAACCTCGCGGGTCACGATTAGGTCAAACTTCTTTTTCCGGGCATCTCGCAGCATCTTCATAAAAGAAGGCCGGGTTTTCATGCCAGTACCTGAGATTCCTTCATCGGCGTATTGCCCAACCACCGTCCAATTCGGATGATGTTCTGCAAGCTCCAGATACCAGTTCATTTGATTTTTCAGTGCTGATATTTGCGCCTCAAGTTCCGTGGACACGCGCCCATAGAACACGACTCTGCGCGGGCAGTTTTGCTGGTCTGCTTTATCATATTGCATCGGTTTTCCCTCCTTCCCCATCAGTATAATACTGCATTCAGTATTTTCAAAATGTACAAGTCAATGACTCAATCATGGTATAGAAAAGCCGTGGAAGAAGGTTCCTTCCACGGCATGATCTTTATACTACTTTTTCAATAAGGCACTGATGTTTCTTCGTTTTCTTGTCATAGTTGATAGCTACCAAGAGAAGATTTCCTGTATAGCCACGCAGCGAATCCGGATATTTCTTTTCCTTAATCTGCTGCATCGCAGTCTCCGCCGTTTGGTTCCACTTCAACTCCACAACAAGCGCCGGATAGTCATTTCGGTACTCCGGTTTTGGAATGAAAACGAAGTCTGCGAAGCCCCTGCCTGTGGGCAGCTCTCGAACCGGCTTAAAGTAATATTGCATAGCGCTCAGGTATGCAATCGCCAAGACGCTGCTCAAGGAGTTTTCATTGTTGTACTGGATGGCAGAAACATAGTCATCATGGATTTTCTCAACCTGAGTGGCTACTGCATCGCCATCCATATCCAATGTCGCATCCAGCAACTTCTCAGACTCCTGCTGGAACAGCAACATCTCATTCCAATGCTTGCTTTCCACCGCAAGTGTCAATTCCTGCCGGATTTCCTCATTCGGAACGAACGCTGTTTTTCGGTTCTGGTCATATCCCAAGTAGCCAAGATGGATCATATATGTCAAAACATCATCTTTGCTTTGGATATTAACGGTATCGTTCTTGAAGGTAGCCGTGTTTACTTTAACTTCCCCACCGGAAAGCATTTCAATGATTGCCGTTTTCAGCCCATCATAGTTCATGTTGATAAGAGGAACGATTGCTTCATAGGAAGCCGTTTCCGACCAGTAGCTCTTAAACTCTCCCTTCAGCATAACGCTGACAACAGCTCTGGGATTATAAACTTGGTAATCCCGCAGCAAGTAACCATCGTACCACTTTTTTACCTTGTCAAAGTCTTTGTGGTACTCCTCGCAAAGATTCTTAACTTCTTCTTCCGTAAAGCCAATGAAAGGTGCCAACGTGCTGGCACTGACCATGGTAAACTCATCGAAGTTATTCAAGGCCGACTGCGTTTTTTCCTTTTTGATTGGCAGAATGCCGGTGAGGTATGCAAGCTGAATGTATTTTGTCGGCTCTGTACCTTTGAATAAGCCTCTCAGGAAATAGATATATTCTTCTTGAACAGCCTTATTGGTTGCTTCATCTCGGATCAGAATATCCCATTCATCAATAATCACAATAAATTTCTGACCGGTCGAGTTTCTGATGCGCGACAAAGCGTCCGCCAATGTCAACACTTCGTTAGGAAGAACTTCAGGGTAGTACTCTTTTAGTTCCTCAAAAACTGATTGTGTAATGTAGGATATAATACTTTTGATGTCTGCACAGCTGGACAAAAACCATTGTACATCTATATGGATCACATCATACTTGTTGAGATGCTTTTTGAAGTCGCTACTCTTGCCGATTGTAAGCCCATCGAACATCTTTTCTGAATCGCAGCCTTTGCTGTAATAGGCTGCCAGCATATTAGCCGTATAGGACTTACCAAATCTCCGGGGGCGGCTATTGCAGATGTATGCTTCTGGTGTATCAAGAACGCTGTTGGTATATTCCAGCAGACCCGTTTTATCCACATAAATTTTTGAATTCAGTGCAACTTGAAACGCACTATTGTCCGGATTCACGAATCTTCCCATTTTGCCAAAGCCTCCTTCAGAAGTCATTTATTTCTAAACATTCAAATGACATTAGTATAGTCATATAGTACCATTTATCGATACAAATAGCAAGTTGGAAATTTCCCTATAATAGTACAAAAGCACCGCAGCATGGATTTCTTTCATAGCATGATCTATCATCGCAGACACCTCATCTGCTATGACGATGATTAAATTTTGCCACATGGAATCCTGCTTTCTGCATATAATCTTCAAAAATATATGCAGATAAAACTCGAAAGGCGCAATAAGCCACAAATTGCGATAATTTCCCTTCGATGAACCTGTCAGATGTCATCCGTTTGAACCATTCGGAATTCCCGAATAGTTACCATCACGGTCTATTCCTCATCCGAATTATAATATTACCATTTACTGATTCAAATAGCAAATCTAGCGTCATTCCATAACGACACAATAATGCCGTGGAAGTATTTCCTCCACGGCACGATCTGTCGTTATAGCTGTGCGTTTCTCTCCCTCTGCAAATTCCAGACAGGCAACCCTTCCCGGCGCTTTGCCTCGCATCACTTTGCAGCCATGCGATATGTTTTCTCGCATCTTGGCACGCTCGTGGAATCCAGTCATGGCGCTGCTTCCCCAATACGGTACAGCAGAGGACGCTATTCACTTTTTCGGAGGTTTGGAACCTCCTAATACATAAGAGAACAGCGAATCGGATTTTTTCCACAACTTTTTCAATTTTCTTTTTTTACCAGAAATATATCCACACGCATATCTTTCCACAAACCGGGGTGGATCTTAATCCCACGCGCTTTCTGATACTCATAGGCTGTCACAAAGTCAACCGCAAAACTCAAAAGTGGTATCTTTTCATCCAGCACTCTCACCTGATTTTCTTGACAGCTTTCCAGCCATTCCACCAACTTACGCTTTCTTTTGGTTCGGCTCATGTTCAAAAAGAAATCCTGTGGACGACATATTGTCGCGCAATCGGGTCCAGCACTTTCTTTATCCTGCTTGCCGATTTGCTCTTGCTCAATATCATAGGGAACGCCACTTTTATAGGTAACCATCGCTATCGGCTGCCTTTCCGATTGGATAGGCATGATCTGCTGCACATTCATCAACTGCAACATCCAAATGTAGCGGTTATTGCTTTTTACAATCCGGTTGGTATACCTGTCCAGAAAGCCCGGCTCTATTTTACCATCCGGAAAAGAGGCATCATCGCTGAGTGCAGCCTCGATGCTGTGCATATCTAACCTTGCTTTAGGACGCTGTTCCTGTATGGAACTTTGCAGTAAGCCTTCGACATTTATAATCTCATTGTTGATTTCCGTACTTTTGCTTAAGAAATCATCCATAGTTATGCTTCGGCTTGCCCGCTGGCTGACAAGATTGTCCAATTCCTCATTCAGCGCAGAGAGCTTGTTCTCCATCTGGTTTCCATCATTCGGTGTGCCGGTAGTGTTCAGATTTGCATCCAACGTCCGCAAAAGACCCAGTATATCCTCGGCATTTTCTTTCCAAACAGTACGGAACACTTCCCTTGCCATCAATTCCAGCTTCCATTCAGATGCGTATGGTGCCGGACAAGGAATACCGTTCAGTGTTCTGGCGGCATCTTTCTTTTTGAACATTTTCGACCGTGCACAGATAAGCCGCATATTTTTCCCACCGTTGGCCGTTTTATCGTAGCCTTCGATTTGGAATCGCATCCCACAATCGCAAAACAGAATTTTCGTCCATTTGTTCTGCGGAAAGGACACACCAAATTTATGGGCACGACCATCTTTTCCTTTGACAAATGCAGCTCGCTTACTGCGGATCTGATTGCAGGTTTCCCATAGCTCCTCTGAGACGATTGGCTCAAAGTTTCCCTTTACAAGAACAAAGTCCTCCTCGCTGTGATTGATGCGGTTATGGCTGAGAAAGTCATCAATATGGGATTTATTATAGGTCATATAGCCCTTGTAAGTGGGCTTGCGGAGTACCCGTGATACCTTGCTCGCCGTCCAGCTCAGGCCACCACCGCCATCCTTGCGGTTTTCTTCTATAAGCATTTTGGCAACAGTCGTTTCTCCGTGCCCCTCGGCGTACAGATTAAAGATTCTGCGCACCGTTGCCGCCTGTTCCTCATTGATTACATAAGTTCCATCCACACGGTCATAACCGATAATATTACCGCTGCCATAGAGTACACCTTTCTCACGGCTCATCTTCTGTCCGGCTTTTACGCGCTCACTGGTCTTGCGGCTTTCATCTTGGGCAATGCTCGCCATAATGGTCAAGCGAACTTCTCCATCACCGTCCATTGTCCAGATGCCATCATTTACAAAATAGACTTCCACGCCGTATTGCTTCAGTTCTCGCGTAGCATTCAACGCATCCACCGTGTTACGCGCAAACCTCGACAATTCACGGGTGACAATCAAGTCAAAGCGGTGTTCCTTTGCGTGCTCTATCATCCGCATAAATGATGGACGTTTCTTCATTTGGGTACCGGTTATGCCTTCGTCTATGTACTGCGCTACAACGGTCCAGTTGGGATTGCGTAACGCAAGGTCTGTATACCATTCCATCTGATTTCCCAGCGCAGATAGCTGTTCCTCATGTTCTGTTGAAACGCGGCCATAAAACACCACCCTGCGCGGTCGATTCTTGTAATTCCCAATATAGTCTGTCATTTCGAACGCCTCCTTGTTCTTTCATTGTACAAGGGGCAAATTCATAAGGGAAATGTACAAAAACGCTGGTACACTTGCCATCCTTGTATGAGCGTTGCTGCTCTATACTATAAGAGTACGTTCTCTTGATTTTTTTCCACAATCACTATTTTTAGTTCATTGCACTTGACATACATCAAGTAGCCATGCCACGCGGATAGCATTTTTCAGAACATATCAACAAAAATGACCCTGCACGATTCTGTGCAGGATCAAAATATATATTCGTTTTATTTTCGTACATAACTGGTTGATGGACCAGCTCCGACTTTTTCAAATAACTATTTCGAGAAATCAGCCGGGCTATCAAACTGGAATTTGTTATTCTCCTATGGAGGCACCGCTATCGTCTTTAAGGCCACAAATCGCAACTATACCATTATTTTTATAACTTACAACGAGAGTAGTGTCATTCCCAAGTTTCCAACATGCAGTGCTGTTTTCACTGTTATCAGGCTTCCCCCATACCTCTCTAAGCTGGTCAATATGGTACCCTGGCAAAAGGCTATTAACATCGGCTTCACTCATTTCTGCGCAACGCCAGCGAGGGACACGGCATTATCAAGATGGGCAACAGCATGATACCGTTCTCCAATCTGGAACCCAAGGATACGGCGGTGTATAAGCTCATCACGACCAAACCGGGTGAGGCAACCGCAGAGAAATGATTTTGCATGACAACAATCACCTATTTATGTCGAAATTAGTTGATTGTCTTGAAAAATGCTTGATTTACGGGCATATTCGCAGGTTTGCAGATTGATTTTACTACTCATTTACTACTTTTAACGGATTGCGCCTTGATATGCAAAAGCACCTGCGGAGCTGCCGGATAAACCGCTACACCACCTTACGCGGCACGTCGAAAAGAAAAAATAAAACAAGCACCACCTATAAGGCGGCGTTTCTCACTCCTACACAGGAGAACAGGAACGCCGCTATTTTTATGCCCTCATGTTACGCAGTAAGGGGCAAAAAAGCCTTGATTTATGCGGCTCTTAGGACGTGAAAATGAGAAAGGCAAGGGTTGATACCTTTTCCCTCAAAACCGCGTTTCTACTGCGTAACAAATCCAACCAAAGGAGTGATTAAGCTATGGCAGTTTTCCGCGTGGAAAAGAATAAAGGTTATACGGTTATGAGCAACCACCATTTACGAAACAAGGAGCTTTCCCTAAAGGCAAAAGGGCTGTTATCACAAATGCTGTCCTTGCCGGAGGATTGGGACTATACCCTTGCAGGGCTGTCCCTTATCAACCGGGAAAGTATCGACGCTATCCGCACCGCTGTATGGGAGCTTGAAAAAGCCGGATATATCACAAGGCGGCAGGGACGCGACGAGAAAGGCAAAATGACCGCTATCGAGTACA